GTTTCCCAGTCACGATCCCCTGGGGTGAGACATGAAGATGGATGAAAGATACAGCAATGCTTCCTACGGGAGCGCTGGTCTTGCAGCTTTCTTTGCCAGCCTGAGCCTTCAGGATTGGGGCTTCATCATCGGCGTCGCATTCAGTATCACCCTCGGCGTGCTTACCTACCGGCTTAACAAGCGTGAGCAAATGAAGCGCACAAAGATTTTGCAGGACATCCTGAGCAAGACGGATGCAAATAATCCGTCAGCAACTGCAAAAGTAATTGCCGATCTGGGGCAAAAAGCACCGAGGGAATTATGATGGATAGCGCTCTGAGAAATAAAATAGCGGCCTCTATTGGAGGTGGTTCGATCGCCATTGCAACCGTAATGCTGTCTGGAAATGGTGGTCTGGAAGGCAGGGAATACGTTCCGTATAAAGATATCGTCGGCGTGCTGACTGTATGCGATGGTCACACCGGATCCGATATCATCCCCGGCAAGCGGTACACCGATAAAGAATGCGATGCATTAACCAGGCATGATTTAAAGCGGATAGCATCGCAAGTTGATCGCTACATAAAAGTACCGACAACAGAAACCCAGCGAGCTGCAATTTACAGCTTTGCTTACAATATCGGCGCTACAGCCACCATCAACTCCACTCTGCTAAAGAAACTCAACGCCAAAGATTACGCCGGAGCATGTTCTGAGCTTAAGCGGTGGGTATACGCCGGTGGTAAGAAGTGGAAAGGCCTGATGAACCGCCGCGATGTTGAATATGAAGTTTGCACATGGAGCCAGAAGAATGCTTAAGAAATTCCCACTTGGCGAGGTGATTACCATTGCCGCCATTGTGATTGTCATTCTCCTGACGATGAAGCTGGTTTCTGACAATAGACAGTTAGGGCAGGACAACGGGCGACTCTCAGAACAAATCAAAGACGTCAGCAGCAAGAATGATGCGCTGGCAAGTTCTCTTGATTCTCTGGTGGATCAGGTTGCAGAGATGAATAAGATTGTGGCCACCGAAGCAAAGCGTCGTGCTGCAGCGGAGATGAAGTCTCAGCGGTTACAGGAAGAGGTGAAGGGTGCACTCAAAGACAACAAATGCGCTATTGAGCTTATTCCTGCTGATGGCGTTATCGGGGTGCGCAAAGCAGCAGATAGTGCGCGAGGCCATAAAGGTACCAAGCCCTCCGATACCGGGAAATCTTCTGATTGATTGCGTCGTACCGAACATCCCTGACGGAATGACATTCGGTGATAGCGTCCTCTTGAACATATCGCTGCTGCTGTCTATCGAAAAGTGCAATGGGCAGCTTAGCGCCATCCGAGAAATAGAATCATCCCGACAAGGAAAGATTGCTCAACCCCAATAAGGCGGTGATCAAATCTTGCTGACGGGTAAGCCGGAAGTGACCAATCACTACTGAGAAGCAGAGAAACCGTTGCGCTAAGGAGAAGGTATGTCGCTTTATCCATTTGGTAGTGTGCCGGGGCCAGCTGGTCCACCGGGAGCATCATTAGTAAGACAGAAATCAGAGTGCTACTTCAGCGGATTAAACCTGGTAATTCCAACCACGCCAACCAATCTGATTAACCTAATTAAAAACCTGACGCACACCGGCTCCCTTGCACCGTTCTTCAACACCACGACCAACAAGTTGAATGTGTTCAACCAGAACACTACGGTAACGTTCAAGGTTAACGTGATCGGCACATGGTCCGGCGCCTCAACAAACCGCAGCATGACGGTCGATTTCCCGCAGACTAACGGTAACTCGCTGACGAAAACGCGAGACGCTCAGGTCACGACAGACATCCTTTCTTTCCCGACATTCTTCAGTGTCGACAAGGACGGGAATCTGGCTACCAGCGGCAGTGACATCACCATCGTATCTAACGGCGCGACATTTACTGCAACAGCGATTCTTCTTGTTGCCGAGCAGATGGTCCCATCCCCATAAGGTGAAATATGCAATTACTAAACGTGCCCGCACCTAAAGGCGTGTGGACCCAGGTCTATGATGGTACCGCAGAAGCAACCATCGCTATCTCAGGTACTGAGGCATACATCTGCCAGTCAACATCAGCGCCGGGGAACCTGATTGGCCTGCCATTCAGCGGATCTTCTTTGACCCAGTACATTTATCACGCCTCTTCTGGATCTCCTGTATACGTCAAGCCCCTTAACGCTGACGCAATCATTATCGTTAACGCATAGGTGAAATCATGCCAGCAATCGTAGTCGCTCAATCGGGCGAAGCAGTAAGCGTAGCAAAATCATCAGAAACTCCAGTGGCAGCCACCACATCCACTGCCGGTACAGTTAAGCAGATGACTTTCACGGCGCAGTTAACTGCAGCGCCCACTCAGGCAGACTTCAACAATCTGCTGACCAAGCTGATTGCCGCTGGTCACATGGCATCAAGCTGAGGATGAGAAAATGCCTAAGGTAATCGATAAGGTCGCAGCCATTGTTCATTATGTTGATGGCAGGACGGAAGAGGGTTATTTCAGCTCTCCTTTGCAAGGCGGACAATACCAATCTCAATTTGTCACGCTGCGGAAAGAAGATGGAGTAGAAACATTCATCAACCTTTCCCATGTAATCAATATTGAGCAATCCATCATTTACCGTGAAGGTGACAGCAATCACGGCCTTAAGGTTGTAGATTTCGCAACACGAAGATATTTTTTGAAAAGGTGATTTATGGCAACTCCGGATTGGGAGGCCATCGAGTCGGCTTACCGTGCCGGGGTGTTGAGCCTCCGAGAAATAGCATCGCAGCATGGCATAAGCGATACAGCCATACGCAAGCGAGCAAAGAAAGAAGAATGGACGCGTGACCTTGCTGCAAAGGTAAAAGCTAAGGCTGACGATCTGGTTCGCAAGCGTGAGGTTCGCGCCAAGGTTCGCAGTGAGAACAAAATCAGCGAACGCGAACTGGTAGAGGCTACCGCAGAGGCAATAGCAAATGTTCGCATGGAGCACAGGGGAGATATAAAGCGCGCGAGAGAGTTAGCTAACCTTCTCTTCAGTGAGCTATCCGCTGAATGCACAGATGTTGAATCACTCCACAAGCTCGGCGAGTTAATGCTTAGCCCTGATGAAAAAGGGCACGATAAGTTAAACGATCTGTACCACAAAATCATCAGCATGCCCCAGCGCGTCAAATCCATGAAAGACCTTAGCGACACCCTCAAGACATTAATCGGCCTTGAGCGTGAGGCTTACAGCATCAAAGAGGATGAGCCTTCAAGCGTCAACAAAGGAACCAGCCTCAATGACTTCTACAACACCAACTCTTAACCCGGTATTGCGAGACTTCTGGACCACGCAATCACGTAACAAGATTCTATACGGTGGACGTGCAAGCTCAAAGTCATGGGATGCGGCAGGTTTTGCTATCTACCTGGCAAACAATTACAAGCTGCGTTTCCTCTGTGCTCGCCAGATACAAAACAAGATCGCCGAGTCGGTCTACGCGCTGCTGAAGATTCAGATTGAGCGTTTTGGACTGCAATCGCGTTTCCGTGTGTTGAAAGACAAGATAGTCAATCGCGTTACCGGCACAGAGTTCATCTTCTACGGCCTGAAGAACAGCGTAGACGAAATTAAGTCGCTTGAAAGTATCGATGTGCTCTGGCTGGAAGAAGCTCACGCATTGACAGAAGAGCAGTGGGAGATATTAGAGCCCACCATCCGTAAGGAGGGTTCTGAATGCTGGTTTATCTTCAACCCAAATCTCTACACGGATTTCGTTTATCAGAACTTCATTGTAAACCCACCGCCAAGAACGCTGGCTCGCAAGATTAATTTTGATGAGAACCCCTTCTTATCGAAGACGATGCTTGAAGTCATCGACGCAGCTAAAGAGCGGGATGAGGAAGCATTTGAGCACGTTTACCTCGGTGTCCCACGCTCAGATGACGATGCGACGGTAATTAAGCGATCCTGGATAGAGGCATCCATTGATGCACACATAAAGCTAGGGTTCGAGCCAGAAGGCATGAAACGCATCGGGTTCGACGTTGCTGATGATGGTGAGGATAAGTGCGCAATGGTGTATGCGCATGGCTCTGTGGCTTTCTGGTGCGATGAATGGTCAGCCAAGGAGGATGAGCTCAGCAAGTCATGTTCTCGCGTTTATGGCGAGGCGCTTAAGCGTGATGCTCACATCACTTATGACTCTATTGGTGTTGGCGCATTTGCTGGAAGCAAGTTCGGCGAGATTAACGCAGAGCGTAAAACCCGGATCCAGTATGCGAAGTTCAACGCTGGCGACTCCGTTCATAACCCTGAAAAGCTCTACGTCGAGAAGATAACCAATAAGGATTACTTCTCTAACATCAAAGCTCAGTCGTGGTGGAGTCTTGCTGACCGGTTCAGAAATACATTCAACGCCATTAAGCGCGGTGAGCCATTCAAGCCAGAGAAGATGATCAGCATTTCCTCTGATATGCCATTTCTGGAAAAGCTCAAGACTGAGCTTAGCACTCCCAAGCGCGACTTCGATAACAACGGACGTGTAAAGGTTGAGAGCAAAAAAGACTTGGCTAAGCGCGAAATAAAGTCACCCAACCTGGCTGACGCTTTCGTCATGGCTTACGCCCCGATTAACCGCTGCCTTCTCGATCGTGACTGGGAAAC